CCGGTAAGGTTGTTATTGAATCGAAACCAAAAAGCACTCGTCAAGGTAATGGATCTAATACTAAGTATGCCGCTACTTCTCGTAATAAAGCTCGGAAAAAGTATAGGGGTCAAGGTAAAGGATAATGTATAGTAAAGATCAAATTTTAAATTCGATCAAAGACTTAAAAACATTCCTCAAACCCAGCACTATTCCTGGTGCTGGTGTTGGGGTTTTTTCTTTAATAGACATTCCTAAAGATACTCTTATTTTTGAAGTTGAAAGAAAAGATGATTACTTTTTTAAAAATTCAGAAATAAAAGATCTGCCACCCAATATTCAAGAATACATATTAGGAATGACGGATGGAATAGAAGGAGAAGGTTTTTATCTTGATGTTCCAGCATTTAAAATTTATACCGCTTATTATATTAATCATTCCCATAATCCTAATGTATTTTGGGATAGAAGAACTGATGAAATTTTTTCCATAAAGCACATTCAATATGGAGAAGAATTAACAACATACTACAAACCTAATGAGAGAAATTTTAAATGAATATTATCAATTTACCCCCAAAAAAAGTTTGGATTCGTAAAGAATATCTAAGAGATCTTCGTGATGGTCATGGAGAGTATGTAAAAGCATGGTGGGTCTCTTTAAAATCAATTTGGGGAAGATCTTTTTACTTTGAATCATATATTCCAGAATATGGTGCCTTATATGATAAACTTCCAATTTCTGCCTTTTTAAATTGGGAAAGTGACCATCCAGATAAACCAAGGATACTTGAAAAAGATCTACCATTACCCGATCTTCAGTATTGGGATTCCTTCGATTACGACTCTGAGATTGTTGAAAAGCAATTTTTATACACGATGAGTGTCGAAGTTAAGCATAGATCAGGTTATATCTCAGAGGGTGGTAGATATTTGTTCACAATTGATGCTTCTCATCGGGATAGAAACATCCCAGATCTAACATTTGCCGAATTTGCAGAAGAACATAAGTCACATAACTGTATTATTCTCCCAAATGGTCAAATTGGTCTCTATCCAAACAATCGGTGTAGATGGAAAGATGAGAGTTTAACTCCAAAAATACTCAAAAAACCAGATTTTCTTGTTTCAACAAGGCATTTTACGACTGAAACTGGTCAATATAATGAATATCTAGGACATACCGAAGAATATTTTTGGGAAGCAGATCAAAATACGAAATAAATAAATTTTTTGCTGAAACCTGAATTGGAACAATACTCAATGGGTAAACACCTGCTCTTAGAGGTGTATGATGTTAATTTTGAAGCAATTAATGACGTAGAATTACTTCAAAATGCCATGATTAGGGGGATAAATCGTGCAAAAATGACGATTTTGAACACATTTTCTCATTGTTTTCTTCCTCAGGGTTGCACCATCGTCATTGCACTAGCAGAAAGTCATGTTTCTTGCCATACTTGGCCAGAGAATGGGTGCATTGCGATTGATGTTTATACTTGTGGAGAAGGGAATCCAAAACTAATTGCATTAGAGTTACTCAAATACTTGAATTCTGATAACTATTCTCTTAGAGAAGTAGATCGTTAAATAGACAATAGGAGATAGCAACCTCCTTCATAAAAGTTCTGTTTTATTCATTAAAACAGGAGCTAAAATGTCTAATTTGCCAGTAGATCGAGACAATAATTATATGAGAGAAATGTGGGGAACCACTAAATTAATTACAGATTATGATAAGGAACCTCCAAAAAGAGTAATTCAAGAGGTTATGCACGACTTGGCACCAAAACATGACTTCAGAAAACAAGTTGAATTGCATGAAAAAATTAGAAATGATACAGACTATGATGATTGGTCATATGGAACTGAACCAGTCTATGGTTCTCCCTGGAAATGAACATAAATAAATAAAGAAATTTTATGTCCGATGGCAATTACTAGGATATCTAGATCCTTCAAAGATATTAGTTTATCCTTTGAACCTCATCCTATTACTAAGGATTTGCCAATTTTGAAGGATCAAAATGCGATTATAAGATCAATTCGCAATTTAGTTGAAACAATTCCGACCGAAAGATTTTTTAATTCTACAATCGGTTCAAATGTTCGTTCTAGTTTATTTGGATTTGTTGATTATGGTACGGCATCAACAGTTCGAGACCAAATTATTATTTGTATTCAGAACTACGAACCTAGAGTTAATGATGTAATCGTTGATGTCGATCCCAGACCTGATACAAATGAATTTGAAGTTACTATTACCTTCAATATTATTGGACAAGAAATTCCAACTCAGCAATTCTCATTCATATTAGAGGCAACAAGATAAAATGCCTTTTACAAAGTTCGCTAATTTAGATTTTGATCAAATAAAGACCTCTATCAAAGATTATCTCCGTGCAAATTCTACCTTCACGGATTTTGATTTTGAGGGGTCTAATTTTTCTGTTCTGATTGACACTTTAGCATATAATACATATATCACAGCATTTAATTCTAATATGACTGTCAATGAATCCTTTTTGGATTCTGCAACAGTTAGAGAAAATGTAGTTTCCTTAGCAAGAAATATTGGTTATGTACCACGCTCCAGAACCGCCTCTACGGCGGAAGTTACATTTTCCGTAAATACTACCACAACAACCCCCACATTAACTTTAAGGGCGGGTCTAGTGTGTGTAGGAAGCGTTAGTGGTTCGTCGTATGTGTTTTCTTCACCATCTAATGTTTCTACCAATGTTGTGAATGGAACGGCAACATTTAGCAATATTAAGATTAAAGAAGGAACATTTTTAACAAAACAATTTACAGTAGATGGTTCTTTAGATCAGAGATTTATTCTAAACAATTCATTTATTGATACTTCAACAATTACTGTATATGTTAAAGGTACAAGCGACACTGGATTGGGTAGAGTATACTCTTTAGCAGAAAATATTTTTGATATCAATTCAACCTCAGAAATTTACCTAATTCAAGAAGTTCAAGATGAAAAATATGAACTTCTTTTTGGCGATGGATACTTCGGTAAGAAATTAGATAATGGTGCAATTATTACCGTTACTTACATTGTAACTGATGGTAAGGATGGAAATGGTGCCGACACATTTTCATTTTCAGGAACTTTGCAAGATGCTAGTGGCATTATTATTGTTCCAACAAATACAATTACAATAACCACAAATCAAAGATCCCAAAATGGTGGAGATGTTGAAGGGATAGATTCGATTAAGTATTTTGCACCAAGAATATATTCTTCACAATATAGAGCAGTTACTGCCAGAGATTATGAGGCGATTATCAAATCAAAAGTTTATCCAGATACTGAGACAGTTTCTGTTGTTGGTGGTGAAGAATTATCTCCACCACAATTTGGTAAGGTCTTAATTAGTATTAAACCAAAAAATGGAACCTATGTTTCAGATTTTAATAAACAACAAATTCAAAATAAATTAAAGCAATATACTGTTGCAGGAATTACTCCCGAAATTATAGATTTAAAATCTCTATATGTTGAGATTGATTCATCAGTTTATTATAATTACTCCCAAATTGGTAGTATAGAAGACTTAAAAACAAAAGTTGAGAATTCCCTCACAACATACTCAAAATCTACCAATTTAAATACTTTTGGTGGGAGATTTAAGTATAGTAAAGTTCTTCAAGTTATTGATAATACTGATATTGCGATCACATCTAACATTACTAAGGTTAGAATTAGAAGAGATCTAAAAGTACTTATTAATCAATCAACCCAATATGAAATTTGCTATGGGAATAAGTTTCATGTAAATTCTGCAGGAAAAAATATTAAGTCAACTGGATTTAAAATTTCCGGAGAAGTGGATACGGTATATTTTACAGATACTCCTAATGAAGATTTAAAAACTGGAATAATTTCGATTGTAAAACCATATCCAGTAATTTCTGGTGTTGGTACAACTTCGGTAATGAAAACTCCAGTTGTGGTTCAATCTGCCGGAACAGTCGATTATGAAACTGGTGAGATTCTTCTTGGTGCTTTAAATATTACTTCAACTGATTTGGATGGGGATATTATTGAAATCCAAGCGTTCCCAGAATCAAACGATGTTATAGGTCTTAAGGATCTGTATATTTCATTTGATGTTTCTAAAAGCACAATAAATATGATTAAGGATGTTATTGCATCTGGCGATGATATATCGGGTGTGGTATTTTCAAAAGACTCTTATAGATCAAGCTATTCGAACGGGGAATTAACGAGGTCGTAATATGATACAAACTGGTTTTGAATCTAGGGTAAAGGTTCAGCAAATTATTGACAATCAACTTCCAGAATTTATCTTAGATGAAAGTCCAAAGGCTGCTGAATTTCTAAAGCAATATTACATTTCCCAAGAATATCAGGGAGGACCCGTTGATATTGGGGAGAATTTAGATCAATATCTAAAATTAGATAGTTTAACTCCAGAAGTTGTAGTAGGGTCTACAACTTTGGTTGGGAATATTTCATCTACATCCACAACTATTGCTGTTGAAAGTACAAAGGGATTTCCAGCAACTTATGGATTATTGAAGATTAATGATGA